TGATTATCTACTTGTAAAAAACATATTTAAGAGAGCAGTATTGCGTGATGATATTTTTGACGAAGTTACAGCTTTTACAAAATATTCTGTGCAAGGTGATGAGAGACCAGATCAAGTTGCATATCAATTTTACAATGATTCTGGTCTTGATTGGGTAATATTAGCTACAAATAACATTGTTCATGTCAGAGATGAGTGGCCAATGGGTAATCAAGATTTTTTGACATATCTTAACGCAAAATATACAGAGTCACAATTAGCAAATATTCATCACTATGAAACTAAAATTATAAGAGACTCAAGTGGCACATTAATTCAACCAGAGGGAAAAACAGTTCCAGCTGGATATACAGTTAACTTTTTAGATAATGGTTCTCTCAGGTCAGAGTCATCACTTACATCATTTAGTTTTTTAGAACATGAAACAAATTTAAATGATGCAAAAAGAAATATTAATATTTTAAAAGTTGAATTTCTTGGACTCTTCCTAGAAAATTTTGCAGATATCATGGAGTATAGACCATCAAATCAATTTGTAACTGATAAACTCAAGAAAACAGAAAATCCAAGACTCATTTCGCCATAAAAAAAGAGGTCACTTTGAGCGACCTCTGGCGTAAAAAATGGCCCGAAATTTTTTTCGGGGTATTTTCTAATTTTCAGCTAATTTTGCAAAATAGCTGAGTGCATCTTCTTCATCCTCATCTGTATTTACAGAGGATGGAGTTGTGTCAACAACAGCACGACCTTCACTTAAGTCCTCTAAGTTATTATCTTCATCAATAACTTCGGGGTCTTGTCTTTTTGGTGCAACAGTGAGACCAAGAACATAATCGAGTCTCTTCTTGAGGTCTTCATATGACTTGAACTGGTCTGGAGCAACAAGTTCTGCAAGAGAGAATTCTTGCTTCCAAACTGCCTCCATTGCATCGTCATCATCTAGAAGTGGAGCAGGAGCAGCAAACTCAGATGAGTCATAGTTCCAATACCCAGCAACCTTTTTAATTTTGATTTTGAAGTTTGCACCAGCCCAAAAATCAAATGGGTTGATTGCTTGTTCATCTTCAAACTCAGGTTGCATTGCAGCAGTTATCTTATCAAAGATTTTCTTTCCATATCTAAACAAGAATACTTTACCTTCATTCGCTGGGTTTGAAGGATCTTTTACAACATAAACGTTACTGTAATAAGATAACTTACGTTTCTGTTTTCTTGCGACTTCTTTATCGGAATCAACACCTGAGTTCCAGAGTTGTGAATTATGCTCTGATACTGGGTCTTTCTGACCAAGTGTTGTTAATGAGTTCTCAATATACCAACCACCAGATGCTTGGAAAGCGTGAGTATAAAGTTTTGCCCAAGGCAAATCTTCTCCGTCTGGTGCAGGGAGAAATCTGATTACTGCGTAACCGTTACCTGCTTTATCTACTTCTGGTTTCCATAAACGATCATCTACACCGTTAGAACCTTTGTTCATTTTTTCCACCTGACTAACAAGTTTTGCAGTCAGAGAACCAAGTGAGGATTGTTTTTTTAGATTAGAAAAAGACATTAGATTTTATTAGATTTATTTTTATTTGTGTTAGGGAGACCATCTGCCCGACTCATAGAGTTGCATCTTAGGTCAAAAAAGAGGGAGGTTGGATTCCTGTGTACCAACAAATAACGGGCATTACTACAGTAGTAAAAACGTTATTGCCTGAGACCCGATTGGTTGATCGGTTCTGCATCGCTGCAGCAGCACCACCTGTGTCTCATCACCTTAACTAGCGGTTGCCAGTAAGTTTATTCAGTCACTCCCATGTTGCGTCCAACAAATATAATATAGCAACAAAACAAAAAAGTGTCAACCCCTATAAACCTTAAGAAATTATTAATATCTTCTGATCCTCCCAACTTATTAATTGCTGCTGTAGCAAAATCATACATCTGTTTATGTATTGAAATGTCACACTTTTCATATTCTGCCTTCTCTATGTACTTAGTGTCCTTAAGAGGGTTCTCATCAAACCACTGATCGTAAGGTAGTTTATCTGATGCTTTAATAGTCATTGCCAATACTCGTCTAATACATCAAAAGTTTTATTTAAATATTCATTTGCTCCATTACAAAAACCATGTCCTTTCTCTCCAATCTCACATTTGTAATGTAGTTCTCTTTTAAGTTGCATGAGTCTATTAGTCATAGCAACTTTGTCTAGTCTGCCATTCATTTTGTTACTCCTTAAACTAAAATTTGTAAGAAAATTATACTATGAGTCTTCTTCTACTTTTTTCTTCTTACTACCTATATTATATTTTGTCTCAAGTATCCAATCATTTTTGTCTTTATATGCTAATACTTTGATTTGATTCAAAGGTGCAATATCTTGTATTTTGTCAGTATCTACGATGCCAATCAAACCCCAATCAGCAAGAAGCTGAGCAATACGATTCCGACGCTGAACATCGTTAGGAGTAAGGTTAGCGTGTTTCCCATCAAGAGCAAAAAGTTCTTTAAAGTGGACAAGATAATACCTCCCTTGCTTATGAAGTATATGACAACTTTGATATATCTTTTTCTCTTTCCTACTTGCTACACCAATTCTTGTGAGAGTTTCTCTAACTTTAAGAAAATCATCTGGTTCATTGAGTAAGACTTCTACCATCTTCTCTGGCGACCACGTCACTTCAGGTTCTCTAACAACACTCATCGTTTTCCTCCAGTTTCAAATTTAGATTTTATAAAATCAAGTTGTTCTTGTGTTAGAATTCTCAAAGCTTGTTTTGCCTTTTCGTTACTATATCCATAGTAGCGTTTTACATAATCAAGATCTTTGATCGTATCTTTACGGAGCCAAGGAGAGTATCTCTTCTTAGTTCTGAGTGTATTTAGTAAAAAATCATATTGAAGCTTCTTTTGTAATAAAGGATTCATATTCATCTCATTTGCAAACATAATTGCATCAAGATGACCAGAGAAACAACGATTAATAATATAGGCAGGATAGTCTTTTTCTAGAGATGGATCTTCATCTATTAGGTTCTTCTTTGATAGATTTATTGAATTTAACCAGTCTTTTAATTCAGTGCTCATATTTTTTTAATTCATTTGATACTTTATCAAGTAGGTCTTGATGATAAGGATACCATACTGTTGCGTTAAATGGCATATCTCCTCTTTCTTGATACGGGATATAAGATCTTACAAAACTCAAATGGTTGCGAAGCATTTTCAATTGATCATAATCTAATTCTATCACGCAGTAACCTCCACTGTGCATGAACAAACAAGGTTTCGATCTCCATATACATTATCGATCCTTGATACTGCTGGCCAGAATTTATTTTTCTGGTTAACAGGAAAAGATGCCTGTTGTCTACTATAATTATAGTCCCAAGCACCTGCTATCATTCTAGCAGTATGAGGTGCATTTTTCAAGATATCTTTATCTGTGTATATTTCTCTTCTTATCATTGCCATCGCATCTACAAATCTCTGCAACTCATCTAATGATTCAGATTCAGTTGGTTCTACCATCATAGTATTTGAAACTGGCCAAGATAATGTGGGTGCATGGAAACCATAATCCATTAACCTTTTAGCAACATCTTCTGCTGTAACTGGTAATGAACGACAATCAAAAATACATTCGTGTGCGACTCTACCATTTTTTGCTTTATACAATACTTTAAAATCAGGATCTATTTTATGTGCTAACCAGTTAGCAGATAATAATGAAATTTCACTTGCCTTTCTTAATCCATCTTCTCCCATCATACGAATGTACATCCAACTGATTGGAAGAATACTAGCACTACCTGTTAGAGAAGAAGATACCCTATGTGTTACAAAAGGTGTCAAATGTGTTGCAACCCCAATAGGACCAACACCTGGTCCTCCACCTCCATGTGGAATACAGAATGTTTTATGTAAGTTAAGATGACATACATCGGCACCATAATTACAAGGTTTTGCTAATCCAACTTGAGCGTTTAAGTTTGCACCATCGAGATATACCTGACCACCGTTATCATGAACAATTTTACATATATCTTTGATAGTTGGTTCAAATACACCGTGAGTTGATGGATATGTAATCATAATACAAGACAACTCAAAGGTATTCATTATCGCTTTCTTCTCCAAGTCTTCCATGTCTATATTACCTTCATCATCACACTTAACACCTACAATCTTCATACCTGCCATAATAGCACTAGCAGGATTAGTTCCGTGTGCACTTGTGGGTATTAAACAAACATTTCTGTTTACATCTCCACGACTTCTATGATATTCTTGTATTGCTAGAAGACCTGCATACTCCCCCTGAGATCCTGCATTTGGTTGTAGGGATATAGAATCAAATCCAGTGATTTCACATAACCAACCTTTTAACTCATCAATAATAATCTGATAACCCTCTGTTTGTTTCTTAGGAGCAAATGGATGTATGTTTGCAAACTCTGGCCAAGAAACTGGCATTAACTCTGATGCTGCATTGAGTTTCATTGTGCAACTACCAAGTGGCATCATACCATTTACCAATGAGAAATCTTTAGATACTAATTCATTAATATATCTCATCATATTTGTTTCACTATGATACTTGTTAAAAATATCTTGCTCTAACCACTTTCCTTTTCTTTGAGGTATATCTTTCCATACATAATCTTTACACGCATCATATACATGATTTATTGTATTGGAACTAGCGTTGAATACAATTTGTGTTTGAACTATTTCATCCAACTCCTGTATTGTGGTAAGTTCATCTAAAGTTATCATCATCCAACCATCTTCATACCTGACGTTGAACTTATCACTCAAGAAATTATAATAATCAATATCAGTTTTTATACGAATAGTATCAAAACCCTCTGTGTCTTCTACTTCTTTACCACACCATCTTAATGCTGTTTTTAACGTCTCTCTATATCTTAGTATTCTATTTGCTATTTTTTTCAGACCTTCCGAACCGTGGTAAGCAGCGTAAAAACCTGCCATATTTGCGAGGAGTGCTTGAGCAGTGCATATATTGGACGTTGCTTTGTCTCGTCTTATGTGTTGTTCCCTTGTTTGCAATGCTAACCGTAATGCTTTATTACCTTGGGAGTCTAGAGACTGTCCTACAATACGTCCAGGAATCTTACGTTTATATTTGTCAGTGGTTGCAAAGAATGCTGCATGAGGTCCTCCAAAACCCATAGGAACACCAAATCTTTGCATACTACCAACTGCAACATCAAATCCCATTTCACCTACAGGTTGCATAAGAACCTGTGCCATTGGATCAACAATCGCAATTTTCATACATTTACAAACTTCTGCTAATCTTAATAATCCACTTCGATGTCTTAAATTACCATGACTATTTGGTAGTTGTACAATAACTCCAAAAGCATCAGTAAAAAAAGCGATTGGTATAGATGCATCAAAATCAATTTTAATTATATTGATACCTAATGGTCTTGCTCTCGTCTGTAATACTTCTAGTGTTTGTGGGAATAATTTATCATCAACTATAAAATCTTTTTTCTTACTTTGACTATGTGCAAGTAACATTGCCTCTGCAGCTGCAGTTCCTTCATCTAATAAAGATGCATTTGCAACTGGGAGTCCAGTGAGTTCTGTGATTAATGTTTGATAATTAAATAATGCTTCTAATCTACCCTGTGATATTTCTGCCTGATAAGGTGTGTAAGATGTATACCAAGCAGGATTCTCAAATACATTTCTTTGTATTACTGGTGGTGTAATAGTGCCATAATATCCTTGACCTATCAAACTTCTCTTAACAACATTATGACTTGCAATATCTTTTAATTCTGTAAGTGCCTGTTGTTCACTACAACCCTCTGGTAATTTACTATCACCACGAAGTAAGATTGAATCTGGCACAATCTCTCTGACTAATTCATCTATAGTTGATAGACCAAGATCAACAAGCATTTTGCGTTGTTCTGATTCTGAAGGTCCGATATGACGTTGAATAAATTCTGACATACTATCCGCTAATCATTTCCTCATCCATAGTTTTATTACGAATAATGATTGTATTACTATCATAGTCAGGATAAAATTCGATGATATCATCATTATCCCAACACATCTCTTCGTAGAGCATATTAAGTCTCTTCATGTCCTGATACATGTCTGATGGTCTTTCGTCCATTAAAATACTCCTGTATTGTAATTAAAGAGAAGTAATTCTTTTCTCATTTTTTGATTTCGCATATACTCTCCGACTGAACGCATCGTATATGTCAAATCAAATTCAGCACAATTCCAATCTTTAAATCGATCTTTAACTAATTGGTCTGAATTGTAACTTATAAGCATCTCTGATTTATATATTTCACATCTTTCTGCGAAATCATCGTGGTTAAACTTTTTATGCATAGAACCCTTCTTTCCATACAAATTATCCTTGATATCGTAAGGTGGATCAAGGTATACAAATGTTTTTTCTCCATCTCCTAACAAATGACGATAATCAACATTTGTAATATACCAATCTTTAATTAACTTACTATAAACTGGTAGTTTGTCAATACCTCTCATTGAGAAGTTTGCATCACTTGCTTGTTCTGAAAATGATGATGATTCTGTAAGACCACTAAAAGAACATTTGTTTATGATATAAAAACAAACAGCACGGTCTTTATCTGATACATCTAGGTCATATAATTTTTCCTTTGCATCTTCAAATAATCCTCTCGCAGAACCACGATCAGGATATCTTGATTTTAATTGTTGTAATTCCTTATGTACATAATCTCCATCAACTTGTAATCGCAACCAAAAATTATATAATGGTTCATACAAATCATTAACTACAATTTTTAGATTGGGATATTTCTTTGTGATGTGTAATGCAACACTACCACCACCTAAAAATGGTTCATAGTATACATCATAATCTCTTAAGTCTGGAAAGAATGGTTCCATCTTTTTGCAAGCACGAGACTTGCCACCAGGATAACGTAGTGGTGTTTTAAAAGATTTTAGAGACATTAATCAATTGTTTCCCAAATAATATAATCATCTGGATCTATCATTTCTCTCATTGGTATATAAGGACCT